CGAAATATGCAACTTTATGCATATCTTCTCTAAGACCGTAAACTGTCGTTGAACCTCCACTGTTTCTAACATCTCTGTGGTGCATTATTCTATGTGATCCCACAGCTGAGTCGTAAACAAGAATATCCTTGGTAAGTCTTTTGTCCGCTGCATCAATAAATCGAGTTGAGTTTCCACCGAATCCAGCAATTGCTTGCTTAATTTTAACGGTGCACAAAACCATATCGAATATTTTATCTGCTCGAACGTTTGTGTATGCATCCGCAGTCATATCGTTAAGTTCCTGTTCTGAAAACGAAGTTCCAGAATCTCGGGCTGTTACGATAGAAGTAATGAACGCATCAATACCATTCATTTGACGTGCTACACCTGACGAACCAGAAGCCTTAACTGCATTAAGAATAGCATATTCCATCTTCATCTTAAGCATTCTAAGACCATCTGCTTTTTGGAAAGCATATGGGTCGCCCATTCCTGCTACGTTTACCTTTCTTTCAGTTCGTGACACTTGAATAGCTTGCTTAATGATTTGAGTCACGTTGTTTGTTCTTGATGGTTGAGTCAAGTCGGTGAAAGTTGTTTCAGCTCCTTCTATATCAGCAGAAACTGTTGAAGGTCGGCTAACATTGTACTTTAACCACTCGTGGAGTGTTCCCCGAGCTGCACTTGTACCAAAAAGAGTCATTAACGGAGTTTCATCTGGTGAAACATCACCGATAACATCAAGCAAATCCTCTCGTCTAGCTGCATCCTGATAAGTAATTAATCCCCATGCCATATATTATATTCACCCCCTTCTCATTATTGGAATACCATACTCTGTTATAACTCCCGACAAGGGAGCTGTATGGATTCTCCTCTTATCAGGCCACCTCTTGCGCATCCTTTGGAAGGATGTGAGGTGTGTTAATCAATCTTTTTGCAAGCGCTTCTGTGCTACCCATTCTTGTTTTAAATCTCAATTCCTGTAAAGCTGCATCATCAGTTGGTGCAGGTGGATTACCTGGTTGAGATTGAACTTGAGCTGAGCCTTGCTGTTTGAGTTCTTTAGCTGTTTTGGCGGCGTCCTCCGCTACCTTTTTAGCTTTTTCCTCATCTTCAGTCGTTGATTTTGGCTGCTGTTGTGATTGTGCCGTTCCTTTAACAAAATCCGCCGCCTCTTTAAAAGTCAGAGGTCGACCCGCATAATCGTCTGGATTGTACATTGAGTCAATTAAAACTCCACGAACCTGTTTATTAAAACTCGAACTAAAGGTTTTCTCTTCACGTGGATTCAATTCTGGATAGGTGGTAAATGCCTCCCTATTTTGACGTTCAATTTCTCTTGCTTCCGCTGATTTGATATAGGATTCCATCGCTTGTTCAGTTCGGCTTGCCTTCTGATTAATTTCTGCGATATGGTTCTTCATCTTTTCTACGTTAACAACCGACTCACCCGTTGTAGGGTCAGTCTCAATAAAATCTTGTGGATTTATTTGAGTTGGTTGTCGTGTAGCTGGCGGAACATTCTGAATTGGCGCGAATGTTTGATTTGACTGATTTTTCTGTTGAATTTCTTTCATAAGTGCTTGATTTGATTCAAATAAGCGCTTATTACTATCAATCAATTTTTCAAACTGTGCGCGTGTTCTCTCTCTTGTATCCTCTGGTAACGGCGTTGCTGGCGCAGGAGCTGCTGATGCAGGCTGAGCAGGCACAACCGCTGGATTCGTTTGTGGCACGACATCTTGTGTTGGTTCTGGCATATTTACTGGTTTCACCCCCTTTCATTTATGCGAAGAATTTATCATGCCCCCTACGCAAAGGGGCAAGGCGGTTGTGAAAATATTGCTACCTTCCCAACAACCTGTAAATGTGCAATTAGAAGTTAATCGGTTCACCCTTGTGAAAGAGTTTACCCTTTCGGACTTCTATATGACCTATAAGGCCATAGCGACACTTAGTGCATTCTGCTCCACTAGGTGTGGCTATAAACTCATGCGGACATTTTCTGTCTGGCTGAATTTCTTCGTGAACAACTTCGTTTAACTTCCAAAATTCACGAGCTCTAGCGTTAATCCTTAATGAACCCCCATCCGATGGCGGAAGAGGTGGTAGTTTTTTATCTGCCATATTTCTTTTTCTTCTTTTTAGGTAACGATTTTATTGATTTTGTATGTTTAGCCCATTTCTTAGCCATCTCTGGCTTATTGGCAAACATCCATTTAGCTTGAACTTTTGATTTAAAAGGCATAGCTTATTTACTAAAAATCTTAAATAATAATCCGACAATCATTAACCATCCCGCAAGAGGTAGTGGTCCGACTTGAATAGGAGGTAATGCAACATAAATTGTTAAACCCCCCCATAAAAAGTAATCTGACATATTTATCACCTCTTCCTAATTTAATTAATAATTATTTCTTAATTCTTTTTTTGAGTTTTTTTACTGCTTTTGGCGCTTCGATTGTCCAAATTCCTTTGATTTTTTCCCAAAGTTCTTTGATTGTCATATTTTCATTGGTCTAACTTGTATCTCGCCCCTCTTCTTTTTTTCTAAATATTCAGAGCGACTAATAGATTTTTGTATCCATTCTAAAAGTTCTTTTGCGGCGTTGGCTGCATGAAATCCATTTAACTCCCGCCACTCCCATTCTTTCTGATCTGGAACATCCCGCGGATCAACCCAAGAATGAAATCCTAAATCATCAAGTTTCTTTTTTAAAATCCCAAAACCCGCTGTTTTAGTCATTTCATAAAGAACCTGACCTTCATTCAATTCATCCCTTTCTATTTCATTAAGCTTTATTTCTTCTACCATAATTTTATTGTGCCTGTCCAAAGAACTTTTCTAAGGCTGGCTGCTCAACTGTTGATGTATTAATTGGTGGTTGTGCAAAAGGCGTTTGAGAAGAAGTTTCTCCTCCCGCATTAGGATTGGTGCCGCCTGGAATTCCAGTTGGAGGCGGTCCGCCCGCGGCTGCCCCACCTGGCGCTCCACCCGCCGCTCCCCCAAGTAAAGCAGCTAGTGGATTTTGGCCACCCGCTCCAGATGGAGTTTTTTCAAAGAAACGTTCAGCATCGTTAAATCCTAAGTCTTCAAGCCATGAAACAAACAAATCCTTAAATTTCGGCTTCATTCCCTCAGCCGCCAACATTGCCACCACATTTGGATTGGTTGAAAGAAGGGAAACCGCGGCTTGTCTTGCCTGTTTTCTCTCTTCATCTGAATTAAGAGCCATCGATTCAACATCAACCGTAAAGTCAAAATTCCCCATAACGTCTTTTGGTTCAACATATAGCTTAGCTCCTTGTTTACCATCTTCCATCTGAAGTTTTGGAACAAAATTTGGTGTGCCCTCAGACCCAGAGTTAATTGGAAATTTATACGAACTTGCCTCAGATAATATCTGTAATTCTTCTTTTCCTGGACCAGCATTTCCTCTAACTACCTGATCTATAGCTTTATTACCCTGTTCAAGAGTTTCAGCATCTAATGTGCTTTCCTCACCCAATCCCTGTTGTTGGAAATACTTTAGAGCATCACCACCCACAATTCTTATAATGTAATATTTCTTATTTTTATCAGCAAAAAGAAGCAACTGATTCATTGAATGCCAAAGTAGTAATTGTCTCTTAATAGCTTCAGACAAAAAGATTTGGTTGAAATTATCACGGGCATTTCTCTGAAGCTGTAAAGCTTTAACTTCAGTTGCTGTTTTGTCTTGTTGGAACGGCTGGACATTTGAGACTCCTAAAGAAGACTCACCCAAAGCATTCATCATTGAAGCAACAAGAACTGAATAAGTATTATTAAAATATTGAGCCGCATTTGATCTTGATTCAACAAGCCTGAAATCAGTCATTGGGTTGTTCATAATCCAACGGGCACCCTTACCCCATTCAAGAGTGTGCTGTCTCACTCCAGGTCCAATAGCAATTGGCGTATAAAGCTGTTGGTTGATTTCATCAATATATTGACAAAGAAGGGCGTTAATCGCCTTTTGAAGACTTTTAACTGGTTCAATCTCACTCAAACCATATAGATCATCATCAATCGTATAATAACGAAGCATTGTGATAGGAATTTCGTTATTTTTATAAGGATTATCAATATCTCTCAAAACCACACCATGCTTAGGAGCGAATGTTATCCAACGGTTTTTTCTATATTCAGTAATAACTTCAATTGTTTTAAAGGTAGAATCTTTTCCATATGGATCAGTTTCAAGTCCAGCAATAGCTCTATTTCTTGAAATCCAATTGGTGCTTCGAGAATCTCCGCCTGAACCTGGAGTTGCAGTTTTATCTTTTTCTTTATCCTGATCTAGAGCGTATTTTAATTTATCAAGATTTTTATAAATTGGTTTTGCTCTTGATTGATCATTAACACTCTTTAGATCCTGTAAAGTAACATATTGACGAACCTGAAACCAATTACAATTTTCAATTGCAGTTGCGGTTAAATCATGAGCAATATCACGGTTATTAAGAACCGTCATTTCTGGACCATCGAAAAGACAACCCTCTGGTCCCTCTTCATATCTCCACTTACATAAAGCAAAAGAAGCACCATATTTTCTAGTGTTAATATCCATAAGAGCCCACTTTGAAATCATTGATCCACCGTTTGTTGCCATATCCCATTGATAGTCAAGAAGTTGATTATTAATGCGGGCTGCTAAAATATCAGATCCCTCTCTTGGGATTAGCTTTCCTCTTGGTTTGTTAGAAATTAATCGTGAAGTTTTTTCGAAAATGAAAGTGAAAATACGGGGATCAAATAGAAGTGCATCATATGGCCAGGTATTTTCATCAATCCAAGAACGGAACAGTTCATCTGCTTCGTTAAAAGAAATGGAGCCTATGCGGTTTTTACCTGTAGTGCGTCTCTCAGTTTCCTGAAAGCCCTGATCCGTGTGAAGTTTACATTCATGAAATGCTTGCTCCTCCTTTTTTGTACTATTGCTCAAATCCAGATTGGTTAATGTAGACATATTTTAAATAAAAAAAATCGGCCACAAAAAAATGACCTAATAAGGTCATAATGGCCGATTAATTGGTGGTGCACACCTTTTTAATCTATCTCTGACTCAAAAAATATAACACTATATCATTAATGTCAAGTCCTATCTTTATTCATCCTTTATTACCAGAATTGGTTCGTTAACGCGGTCACTTTCTTCGCCACGAATAAAAAGCACTTGTGACTTCTGTATTTCAATACTTATAGTTCCATAACCATTACCTATTGCTATATTATTTAAGGCTCTAATTATCTTCCAAACCACTAAAGGATTAACCTTAGTTTTATCCAGAATATCAAATAAAACATAAAGGTCGGGCTTGATGGTTTTAAGCATCTCGCGAAAAGCAAACTCATTTTTAGACTGCTGTTTATAGTAATCTAATTCTTCAGTTTTTATTTTCATATTAATGTCCGTGAGAACAACTTATTTTAGTTGGCCAATAAAAAGGATTTAGATTAAATCTCCAATTCGGATAACCCCACTCTTCCCCACATAAACAACAATAAGTCACAGAACACTGAAAACAAGTATGTTTACAGTGATGACAATGCTGGTGCCTATGATTATGATCGTGAATCATTTATTACCACCCCCAGTTCCGTTATTAAAAAATTTATCTGTCTTTAATGACTTTCCAGCGTCAGCGTTTAATTGCATTGAAGCCGCATAAGCAACGCTTGATCCTCCAAGACTTCTAAAAGCATTCATTGTTCCTACATTATTTGAAGCCCAAGACATTGTATTACCCGCCGCAATTCCATATTTAGCCGCGTTTGCCCAAGCATCCTGATTAGCGCCCATATAGGTAAACGTCCAGTTCCCCTTCTTCTGTAATTTTTCAACCAATTCCCTTACACATTTTTCGTCATGTTGTTTAGAAGAGTTTTCTTCCCCATCAGTCATAATAACAACAACCACTGCCATCTTTTTATCCTGTACACTTTTGTACAGTTCCTCAACACTATTGACAACCGCATCATATAGCGGAGTCATAGCTTTAGGAATATAAGTATCTTTATTTAATGGCTTAACATTTTTAACTGGAACATTAACGTATGGAGTGTCAATACTATCCGTATCAAAAAGAGTTAAAGAAAAACGCATATTACCCTGAGTCTTCTTTAACGTCGTTAAATATTCATTAAAACCACTAATTGTAGAATCTAATACTGATTCCATAGAACCAGATTTATCTAGAATAACCTGTACCAGTGTTTCTATCTTTTTATTTTTTTTCATCTTGACCCACCTCCTTTTTAGCTGCAATTTCTTTTGCTTGCTGCTCAATTACTTTTCTAACTTGAAATGATTTAATTTGTTCCTGTAAATCAGCAACTGATGCTGGCGCATCAATAAGCCAATGACATTTTTTAAATTTCAGGTTTGAACCGCAATAGCATTTTTTGTTTCTGAATAGTCCTAGTCCCATATTATTTAAATCTCCACTTCTCCCTCCTTCTTTTAGCTGCAACTTCATCATAATCTCCGAAATCCACGCTCGGAGTCAACTGTTGAATCTGCCACGCTCCAGAGGTGGCCATCACCAAGTCGTCCTTCTTATTAGCTTTAGCTTGCCCTCTTCCTCTTATAAACATAAAATTCATGATCTGCCTGATTTGTTCCTCATCATAAATCTTAATAACTCCTTGGTTTATAGCTAAAGATAAATCGTCCAACATTTTACGACGTGTTCCCTGTAATTCTCCTCCCGACAAGTGGCCCGTTGTTACCCACCCAATGGCTCCTCCTTCATGAGTTGCGGTTGCGGAAAAGTCAACCATCCTGAAAAGATCGGGATAATTTAACTGTTGGAGTACGTAAATTGTCGCCGCCCCCGTATTCCTTTCAACCCCAAGTTTTGGCCAAATTCCAGTCTCATGTTCTATAAACTTAGCCATACTATTGAGTTCATACCCAAACTGGCTCGACTCAATAATTTGGTTAAATACCAATGGAAAGTCATAATACTTCTTAGAACAGACTGCCGCCGCACAAAAATCCTGCGACTCGGCGGGATCGCCAAACATTACCAGCTGTTCTCCTCTTTCCAGCTCTCTGTATTGGCGAATTGGATAATAATCACTTAACATATTTAGTTAATTTAATCTTCTTCTTAATCCAGGTGGTTGGAATTTTTTGTAATTGACCGTATTCCTTAACCCCCCCATCCCATTCGGATAAACGACCTATCATTCCAATACACTCATCATCCTCATAAACAATCCATCCGACCTGTTTAACAATCATTGACTGGGTTTTGAACCAATCATCAGTTTCTCCTTCACTCATCCAACCAGTGTTGGCTATCGCATCAACCCACTCAATATAATAAAGCTCCATTTTCTTATTAAAAACCAATTCATCTCCACCATGCTCAAAAACAATTTCATTTTTCATATCCATTGTCCGTCCATTGCTAATTTCCCCTGCCGTAGGGGTGTCGGGCGTGTTTTTAACATTTCCCTTAATTTCATAACGTTAAAGTAGGGAGTACCTGATGTAATAAAAGCCTCATCTGGATCATTAGGATACTCCTGTTTCCACATCATTTCATTTGGAAAGTCCTTCTTTTTTTCTTCAACCCACTCTTGTGTATAAAATTCACTCCAACCGAAAAACTGTGGCCGATAAGCGCTTAGCCGATGTCCGTCTGTATCAAACTGGTTGGCCTTCTCCCAGGTCTTCTGGTAGAAATTACCTTCACCGTTTGCAGTTGATTCAATAAATATCATTCCCCGCCCTTGTGGAACCTGCTGGGCCGTGCCTACGACTATCTCCTGAGCGGTAACTAATTCGGTATCTTGATAAAAGGCACATTCGGAAAATAAAATATTGCGGGCGGTGCCTCCTCTTCCTCCAACCTTGGCTCCTGCCGTTCCTATATAAAACATCGCCTGATTGGTGGCATTTTCCAACATGTTCCTGTTATCAGATTTTAGAAACTGTTTAGCGACGTTTTCAGGCTGTAAGTTATTCTTCTTAGCCAAAACCTGAAAATAGGAATCCAGATAGCTCTTTACCTTTTTAAAAAGAATATCGGTAGAATCCTTGCGGTGAGATATACAGATAGATATAGAATAAGGGCGTAAAAGAAAATCTGTTGCAAAGAGCGCAAGAACAAATGACGAAATACCCTCCTGTCGCGCCTTGAGGACAATCTCTCGGACTCCCTCCAACTCTGGATATGTCTGTGATAAAATGTCATAATATTTGCCTTGTACTTTATTAAAGAGAAAGGGAACAGGAACCTGCTTTTCCTTCTCTAAAATCTGGAAATTATCCTGAATAAATTTCTTATAATTTATCTTCATCGTCTTTCACTTCTTCCCCTTCAATATAGCTTGAAACTATGTCTTTGTGGGATTGGATAACATTAACAACCGCGGGACCCGTATTTTTAGGTTTCTCAAAAAAGTCGGCGTATTCTGAAACTTTCATTATCCTGTCCCACCACTCGGGAGTTTTAGACTCAGCCATTTTCTGGGTAGCGACGTCCAGCATTTTTCCGTATCCAAATCCCTTCTTCTCCAAATAAACCCTTCCCAAAGACTTAGCTCTTGTTAAATAATAATGACCCAAGTTTGCGGCCGAAGCAAGAGAAGTGGTATTGCTAACAACCAAAGCGGCTTGGGTGGCGTTGCCTCCGTTTTTAACAAACTCCTCCAGAAAAAGATCCAGCTTAGGAACAACTTTAATTCCCCTTTCAGTAAGAATAACTTTCCTGCCTTTTTTGGCAGTTTTATTAGCTTCGGCTATTTTTAAAGATTCCGAGCGCGGGGGTCTTATTTTAATTTTTGAAATCGAAAGTTTCATTTAATTGCTATTCTCTCCTCTATTAAGGGCGGAACCCACTTAGCGACTCCATAAACCTGCTCATTCTCCTTAATGTACTGCATGCCGAACTTTTCTACCTTTTCGACAATTTCTAACCACTGGTTTTCGTCAGTCCCCAACATCTCTTCTTTTCTAATCTCTCCGCACACTTTACAAACCCAAACGCAAGTTGTTACCCCAAATACCACTTTCTCAAGAAGCTTCAAATCCTGGATGATAGTTTGAAGATTTTTAACTGGCGGGGCGTAGGTTCTCGCTCTAATCTCCCAGTCGTGATTGCAAATTTCTAATTGGGGACTGTTATTTTGAAACAGACTCATGATTTTTTGGAAGAATTCTTTTACCATCTTCTTTTTTAAAAACTAATAATCTTATAGCGTGGCGGATACATTCGGAGCGGTTATATTTTTTATCAATACAATACTGATCTAGAAGATCGAGAAGTTCGAGCGGGAGTGAAATTATTATTCTACTCATATATCAACCGTATAATACTAGTTAGCAGTTGTCAAGTCTTTCTGCTTATTAAGAATAAGCCTCTATATATTCGGCTTTAGCGCGGAGTAATTTAGGGTTATCGGTCATCTTTGTCCCACGATTACAACTCCCACAAAGTAACATTCTAATTTGTTTGGTCTTATGATTGTGGTCTACGTGAAGTTTTTTACCATTCTCCTTAACTCTACAAATAGCACATCGGTAACCCTGCCAGACTAACATCTGATTACGTTCTAGAGCGGTAATTCCATACAAACGACGATAATCCCGATCCACCACCTTTTCCCTATGTTCTAAACCATATTGTTTACTGTATTGTCTTATTTTTTCTTTATGCTCTAAATAATATTTTTTTATTTCTTCTTTATGTTCTAAGCGATATTGTTTACGACAATCTTTACACTCAAAGCGTAAACCGTCTTTATTGACCACGCTTTTATGAAATTCTTCCCTCTCTTTTTCAATTCCACACTTATTGCATTTTTTCAAGTTATATATCAATCTATCATACTAATTTTCAAGAAATCAATAACGATCATCTTCTGGGAACAGGGAGTATCCGCTTAAAGATTGAACCACGGACTTTCGGACGCTTATCCTTATGTTCGCCCGTAGACTTGGAAGGTGGCGGGGTCTTTTTTATTTTATCCTTATGTTCAAATAGTACGCCAGTTGGCTGGTATCTAAATCCTTCCATATTAAAATAATCTTAATATAAGGAAAGTTGCAATTAAAAAAAATACTCCCCAAAAAAATATGAAGGCAGCAGCAATCTGATCTTTATCCATCATTAAAATATATCAGACTACATAGCTGAAGATCAAGAAAATTTCTTAAATAAAGAGAGGTCGGGCTTTTCACCTTTCTTGAAACTCACAACACGAGCAAGATCGCCAAACTCAAAGTGTAAATCGCGGTCTCCAGTGAAATAAGGAGGTAATCCAGACTGTTTACGGCTTTTCCTTTTAAGTACCCGTCTTTGATTACAGAATGCCCTGTAGGGAACCCACCCCCCGACAGCCTCATAAAATGCGAGTAAGCGATTAGCGTCCACCACAAACTGGTTTTGGGGGTAATCTCCTTCAATTCTGACCAATTTACCTCCAAAAGTAAGAAAAAAAGCAGCTCTATCAATTACATCCGTCGTTATTATCATATCGTCGGTTTTTTTGAGACGACTTTATCTCTACAATGTTAAATTTTTCACTATAAATAGAGGGAACTGCCATTTCGAAGTCTTTAATTTTAGACTCCTCAATTTGTTTTAAAATTTTCTTTCTCTTTGGCCAGTTATCTTCCAATCCCCAGAGTCGCAAATCTTTAATTTTCTGGGCTTTTTCTCCCTGACCAATTTCAAAAGACAAAAATAGTTCACCATATGTCTCTCTAATAAAACGTTTTAAATCTCCCTCACTCATTTCAATAGTAACTCTCATATTTTTTGGTCTTCCCAAAATTTAAGACGCGCTTCAAGTTGAGTAATACCCGAACCCTTAGCTGAAAGTAAAGCTTTTTTAATAGCTTTTATCTTGTTTAACCGAGTATGAGCCCTGTGGCGGGCAGTTTCGGCGGAACTTCGTGATTTTCCCATTTATTATTTAAAATTTAACCGAGTTAATATAGCAAGAGCCTGATCTTTTGAAAAACCTTTTTCTGTAAGCTTATTATAAAGCTTCCAGTAACAGGTTGCTATTGCATCTGCCAGATCATCACTTGCGAAAAGCTCAT